AATTAAGTCTTCTACCTGCTTCAACTTTTCAGAAACTTCCATTTCTACCAGTCGCTTATGTTCTGAGATAAGTGTTGACTGGTCTACATTAAGAAGTCTAGCTTCTAGGTCATATAATTTGGCCATAATCTCATCTTTAAGATCGCTGGCACCTATATCATCTTGAGGATTATATGGTTCTCGAACGTGAACCACGGTTTCGGTTGGGTCTTCGAATGTAAATCCGAAATCATAGGTTGTGTTGGACATATTTTCTAGTATACCTTTCGTGGGGATAAAATATATTCATTTCAACATTTTCCAAAAATTAAAAGCCATGGAGACTCTTTCGCCATCACCTTCGTTCGGTAAAACACGATGCATCAAATCATCAGGAAATAATAATAACAACCCAGCATATGGTTTAATCTGAAAGATTTCTTTTTTAATCTCATACTCAAAATGACCAGCATTTTCTGGAACTTGGAGATAAAGAACTCCACACATCTCATCTGTGGCACCCCTATCGTGATGGTGCCACTCATTATAATCGCTACCAGTATTGATATTATACCAGCAAGTTATATCTCCAGTAACACCCGCTACAGCTTGAACATTATCTATAACTGATTCTGCCCAGGAATAAGTTTTTCTATTACAACGTTCACTGTGCCATCCACCTTTATTACTTCGTTTAACAGACTTGGTTATGCCACGCAATGCTAAAACATTATCGGTGAAATTTTCTGGTAAAGTAAGTTGAACCAATCGCATAGTCATAAAAATAATTAGTCAACTGTAAATTCAAAGGTTGTTTTGGACATATTTTCTAATATACCTTTTTGCTCGTTTTTCTAGTGACTTCATAGCCATCTTCATTTTCATTTCAGAAGCGTGGTCAGAGAAATTCAACCCAAGCATATGATCATATTCATGCTGAAAAATTCTGGCGGGTAATCCCGTGAACTCTTCTACTATATATTCACCTTCTACATTCTGATATGAGGCAGTGATGGCGGCTGGGCGTTTGATAGAAAGCCACAGACCCGGATAACTTAGACAGCCTTCTTTAGCAAGATTAGTTTCGGGCGACCATGAAACAATCTTGGGGTTAAAAATATTCTTGCGATTATCATCATCTGAACCCATTACAAAAACTTTAGCATCGATTCCCACCTGATTAGCAGACAGTCCTAGACCTCGAAGGTCACGAGATTTTGTCCATAGCTTATCAACAAGATCGTTTGCGTCACCAGCATCGAAGTCAAATGCAGACGGCTCTTTGCGAAGCTGCGGATCAGTAAACTTAATTAATTCCATTATACCACCATTTCACTATAGTTATTTTTCTTTTCAAACTTAATTAGACTGCGGAACTTATCAAACAGTTGATCACCCTTATGACTAATAACAAATACATTAGTATCTTCTCCCAATGTATCAAGCAGGGACATAATATAATCTGTCCCATTGTTATCTAGTGAACTATCAAATACTTCGTCTAAGATTAGAAGATTGGTAGCTACACTGTTCTTCATCTTAGCGATTGTTCGCCACGTAAAGAGAAGAGCCAGGTCGATGCGTTGCTTTTCGCCTTCAGAGAAAGATGCGTAACTGAAATCGTCCCGATGGCGAGACTTAATAGTTTCATCAAACTTCTCATCCAAATTAAACTGCACAAAGAAGTCCATTGCTTGTAGATATTTATTCACCAACTTATTGATAACTGGAAGATACTGCCGAATAATCTTAGTTTTAATACCAGTGTCCTTGAGGAGAGTGGAGACAGCATCCATGTAATGCTTTTCTTCATTCAACTTGGCCTTTTCTTCGTTCTGAACCAGAACTTCTTTAGCATAAGTCTTTAGCTTATTCTTTTCAGTATCTATATCACCAGTTTTAGATGAAATATCATTCAATTCCAGATTGAGTGCTTGGATTAATCTCTGTTGAACAATCATTTCATTATGATGAGTTATAATCGAAGCATTCAGCCCAGAAATTTGTTCGGAAAGAATCGCATTTTCCGCGATAAGTTCTTCAAGTTTTGTAAATTCTTCCTGGAGTTTCTCCATTCCCGAAGATAGTTCTTGCATTTTCTCTTGTCTGGATGATACGATGGTTTCTTTATGGTCGTGAGCAATGCCTTGCCGACATGTCGGACACTCATCTGTTTCCTCGTAGAATGCAACCTCCTTTTGGAGATCGCGGAGTTGGGTGGAAAATTTGGTTTTGAAAGAATCGAGTTTCTTTTGCTTGTCTGCAAGGTCTCCGAGACTTTGTTGGGTTTCTTCAACAGAAAGTTTTTGCCCTTCCAAATCGTTAGCGAGGCTTGTAAGACTTGATATCTTTTCTTCGCCGGTCTGAATACGCTCCAATATTTCATCAACTCTCTTCTCTCGGTTCGCTTCTAGGGTGTCAACATATTCTTTCTGTATCGAAGCCTTTTGTTTCAAGACTTCCAGTTTACCGTCGGCATCTTGTAATTGATCTTTAAGAGAATTCATCTTGTCACGCAACACCACATTCATTGTGGTAAAGATTTGAATATCAAGTAGGTCTTCGATGATTTCTCTGCGGGTACCAGAAGGCAACTGCATGAACGGGGTGAATGACGCTGAACCTAGAATGACAATCTGGGTAAAAGACTTGTAGTTCAACTTGAGAATGGATTCCTCAAGATACTTTTGATAATCTCTAGCGGCCGCATCTTGATTCAACAGTTCGCCATCAGCATAGATTTCAAAAAGACCGGGCTTGATACCACGAACAATCTTATACAATTTACTACCACTGTGGAATTCTACCTCAACCAGAAGTTGCTTCTTGTTAATAGAGTTTACCAACTGCGGCTTGTTGATGTTGCGAAACGGCTTACCGAAAAGGGAGAAGCACAATGCGTCAAGCATCGTGGACTTACCGCCGCCATTCTCACCGACTATGAGGGTGCTGGGTGAACGGTCTAGTTTAATTTCAGTAAACTGATTGCCAGTAGAAAGAAAGTTCTTCCAACGAATGGTGTTAAAAATAATCATACTGTAACGTTCTGTGCCTCAACATAGAGAGTCTGTAGAATAGACTTAATACGGTTCTTTTCCAGATCGGTTTGAATGGTGTCAACAAAATCTGAGAGAACAGACATAGTATCTTCCACATTCAACTCGTCATCATCCGTCGCTTCTGTTTCAAATTCAGAAAAGTCTTCGATGATTTTAAGTTCGATTAGATTTAAATCATATAGCTTATCAACGAAGCGGTCAAACTTATAGAAGTCAGTTTTCTTCACAACTACCAAACGAACACAAGATCCGACCATAGGTAGAAGGTCGATAGCAGAAGGGTCACCATTAGTATCGTCATAATAGATTTTATGGAAGATTTGAAATGGGTTCTCAAAGAATTCTACCTCATTTGTTTCCGTATCATATAAGTGATACCCTCTCTTATCATTATAATCAGACCAAGTAAACTCATAGGTATTACCAAGATAAAGAATATTACCAGTGCGACTACGATGGTGGAAATGACCACTACAAACGAGAGGAAATCTATCAAAGTCCACAGTATCCATTCCGTGATCATTTTTATGCCCACGGTACATTTCAAAACCTGAAAATTCAAAGTGTCCAAATACTGCTTGTGCATTACTTTTCTTTACTACCTCCATAGTTTCTGAATAATTACCAGAACAAATCCATGGAACAAGCAGTAGATTTTTTCCGTCTAATCTAATTTCTTCTGCTTCCGAATATGTAATAATGTTTTCATACTCACGGAGCAGTAGGTCCAGTGAGTTTACATCATTAGTATTCTTGAAGAAAGTATCGTGGTTTCCAGCAATCATATGAACATCGATGCCCAAATCACTGGTCTTATCAAAGAAATACTCACGACATTTCTTCAACGTATTATAATTTATAAACTTGCGTCGATCAAAGACATCACCCAAGTGAATGATAGTCTTGATACCTTCTCGTTCCATATGAGGAAAGAATGTTTCCGTGTAGAACTTCGCAAAGAAGTTGTCGAACGGAATGGAATCTGACCTAGCACCAAAGTGAGTATCTGTAATCAACGCAATTTTCATGACTGTAGAATTCCAAGTAAAGTATTAGTCTGGCTGATAGCATCATCAAGAGCATGGTGATGCGTATCATTTTCACTGGCACGGATCTTAGCGTTGCTTAGACCCATGAGATTCATAACGGTGCGATAGCACATGATGTTGCTATAACGCCAAGGATAAGGCAGACTGACTGCCGCATATGCAGACTCCAGAATGGAGATATCAAACGAAGCACCGTTACCCCATGGCATTACCTTGTCTCTACCTATCCAGTCAGTGAAACTTTGTAGTGCGTCCACAAGTTGCAGTTGGTCAACAAGAAGAGCATCTCTTGCTGCGGCGCTTTGCTGCATCCACCAATCAATAGTAGACTTGTCAACGTGAAGACCTGCGGTCTTACAAGATTTGGCATCGATGTTACAGTAGAACTTATCGATAATACCTTCACCCAGAGTGAACTTAGTAGCACCAATAGAAAGAATGGTCGCGTTGGCTCTTGTCGAAAGAGTTTCAAGGTCAATCATTACATGAACGGTATTAAGATCAGTTACTTTCATTTACGCTTCTCTTTTGCATATTGTGATAATGCCTTATCGCAGTAGTCACGAATATTTTCTACCGTCACCATATAGTTATGTCTGATATTAGACGGCGTTGCCTTGTCCTGCATAGTATCGACCATCTGCTGGACGATTGCAGGAACAATTAGTTCCTTGGTCATATTACACCTTATTTTTTATCTGCACCCGACGTGGGAGTTGCAGCATTTGCGACATCAGGAATAGCTTCCTCTAGCGCCTGTTCCGCATCAAGCTCTTCGCCTTCTTGAAGACGCTTCAATGCAATTTGGCCATTACAAATCATGTAGTGCTGACCTTCACCGAGTTTAGAAGATTCGAGGTAGATGCACCCGGCATTCTGAACCGAAATGCCCTGAACTTCTTCGCGATGGCCAGCAACGCTATTAACAACTGAAATCACAGCGGTAGAAACAACGCCCAACATCAACAGCGAGAACCAGTTATCAGAAACAAACTTAACAGCAGTATTAACTTTAGGAGAATCAACCATAAATGTACCTTTCAATTAGAAGTGATATTTACATATTACTCTAAATCTAGTCCAGAGTCAACAGTTTTTTGTTTGTCCAGATATTTTGGTCGGCGCTTAGGAATATTACTGACCTCTGCTGGCTTATCAAAGTCTTCTACCAGGTCAATCGTCTTTTTAAGATAGTCAATGAACTCATTTCCATAATCGCCGCCATCGTGGTCTTGTGTAATCAAATCATGGACATCTAGATTACGGATGTATCGGTACTTTGCCGCTTGTTGCTTCTTCTCTTTCGCAATACGGCGTAAGAAGGCATAATACGTAATCTGTGTGAAGTATGCAAAGGGGTTCTTAGACTTAGCAGGATCGAAGTTATCGATGTAAGTAATGCAATTTTCAATTCCGTCAAGGATCATTTCCTCACGATAGGTATAATTGATGAAGTTAGATTTATATGCCAAGTGATTAGCAATCTTGAGAAAGCATTCGCCTAGATAATTAGGCACACGAGGCTTCTTACTACGATCATAGTCAGGTTCAGCTTTAGCAGCCAAAACCTTTTCTCTATACTCTGTAATCTTTTCTAGAAACAAAGCATTATCTACATAGTGAACATTATTTTTTCTATTCTTGACCATAGGGCCTCCGTCATGATATAATCTGTTATACTACATTTTTTTACATATGGCAACATTTTTATTGAAAAAAGTATTTACATATGGTGATTCTTGGTGTATAAGAAGAGTGTAGCTCTTCAAGAATAACTTCAATTAAGTAATCCTTTACTTCTTAGTATTCTTGCTTGAAGCATTTCCATCTCATCAAAGTCTTCAATGTCTTCTACCGGTTCGGGGTAATTCCCCGTGTAGGAGAGATACTGTTGTAGCAGGTTTTCTTTTAAAGAGCAAGAGGTAAGTATCTCTTTGGCACTTAAAAGAAAACTTTTATCTGGTGAGATTCCAATCCATGGCTTCAAGAGAAACGTTTCTCCGTTTACTCCGTCGTGATTGACTTGAACCGCAATGACGGCAATAGGGTCGTCTAACCAATAATTATTAGGGTCCGCTAGGCGAACACTTGCTATTAGTGTTTCGCCATTTTTTAATCTTAGAACAGTCACATCGGTCATAGCTGTATTCTCACTAGTTTATAGTTGAAACCTTCTTCATTATATATCTTAATTCTTTCCACCATATGGGAAAGGGTATAGTTCTTTCGGCTCTTCCATGTTAGGTCATCACCGATATCAAATAGTCTGCACATTGTCTTGTCGGTACCTTTTCGAAGTCCTCTACCGATTGACTGTAGATTTCTAATGCGCGATTTGGAAGGTGATGCAAAGATAACGTTGTGCAGATTTCTTATATTTATACCCGTTGAAAACGTGCCGTAGGACGCTATAATGATGGCGTCTTTTTCTTTTTCAGTAATATCTCTAATCGCTTCTCGCTGTTGCGTATCTGTACCACCATGGACAAAGAAAACTTGGCGAGTATCTCCGACTTTATTATTGATTAGGTCATACAAAACTTGACCATGCTTTTCAACAAATTGAAACAGAACAAGCGTATTACCCTTCTGCGTGGTAGCAAGGTTCTTAATAACGTTGTTACGCTTGGGGTGTGTAACCAGCCAGTCCATTTCTTCTTGGTACGTGTAGGTCTTTAGAGCCTTCTTTTCCTCATCCGTATAGTCCAGAAGAATGCAATGAATATCAAGATCGGCAACTGAGCCTTGGTCCATCAGTTCCTTAGTAGAGATAACCTTTTTAACTTTACCAAATAGACCCTCGAGGATAAGTTTGTGCGTCTTCATTCCATCTAGTGTTCCAGTGGTACCGATGCGATACTTCGTGTTGACGCATTTATCAAAGATAGATGTCAATGACTTTGCTTTAAACAAGTGGGCTTCATCACCATAGATTACGTCAAATTCATCAAAGAATTTTTTAGGTAACTTGTAGATAGATTGCCACGTGGAAATAACAATAGAGGCTTCGTTTGATTTTTCATGGCCAGCGTAAATCTTGGCGCAGTTCTGAGATACGTACCACTCGGTGTGTGATGCATAGTCTTGAAAGTCTTTATACATTTGTTCTACCAGTGAAGTGGTAGGAACAATAATCAACTGCTTACGACCAAATTGCTGGTGATATCGCATTAGCAGATATATGATTAGAGACTTACCAGATGCGGTAGGCGAAAGTAGTAACGTGCGACCGATACGAATAGCGTATTTGACCGCTTCTAACTGGTAGTCTCTCGTCTCAATTGGCTTATCTTGGCTATGTAAGTTCAAAGATTCCGCAAACTTTTGCACATCTTCCATAGTAACTGGATCACCGATACGTTCCATGTCAACGTCTACGCTGTAGTCTAGACGCTCGGCAAACTCTCTGAGGTATGGCAGAAGGCCAACATAAAGTTCTTTTGTCCAGATATTGAACAGTCTGGCTTTACCGTCCCATAGTTTGGCACGATACGTTGGCATGAAACGTGCGCCCGGGACTTCAAAAGTGAAGTAATCATTTATTTCTTGTGCGATACCTGGGTCACAATCGACCTTTAGGTGCACCTCATTTTTCTTGGAAACTGTTAAATCACTCACATTAATCCGTTTGTAAATTTAGTCCACTCGATGGCATTCTTAATGTCCCATGTTCTACTATTTAGTGAGCGTATAATTTGCTCCAACTGATAGAGCAGGGCTTTAACATATTCTACTTTATCCATAGCACGAATGATATCCTCATCGCAATTGATACGATCTTCCATATCATGCTTCAATGGCTTTAGGCCTTGATACTGGTTCCAACCCTTATCTTGTAGTTCATCTAGGGTCATTTCACCGCGAAAGTATTTACCTTTATCGCGCCGTAGACGATAGTAATCTGCTTCTGCTTTTCGCAGTTGCAGTTTAGTATTCGAAAGAATATTCAAATACTTTGCATGTAATTCTGGCGTTTTAGTGGATTCTCTACCTAGATTTAACTCATCTATTTTAGAATCGCCTGTCCACATTTCTTGGACTTCTGATAATTTCATAATATAACCTCAATAGTTATTGGATAAACTTATACATCGTATATTTAAAAGTGACCTGTGCTGTTAGATACTGGACATTACCATCACTGATATCAAATTCCAGTCCCTGTAAACTTGTTGGATAACAATCAATGAATTTAATTTCCATTGCTTTATTTAGATCGGAATCTAGAACGACTAATGTCCCATCAGAATAATCACCCGAGCTACTAAATCCTTTTGCTGTGCCACCTCTGGCTTGCTTGAATTGTTTATATTGTTCACGTTCTTCTGGAAAGCCTAGACCAATTAGCCAATCGTGTAACTCGATATAGTTTTGGAAGTTTTCTTGAACGATAAACTTTATGGTCAATTCATCATACGTAAGATTGGTACCAGGAACAGTAAAGTCTACCAATGGGTTAGAAACATATGCATTACCAATTGACAATGCGGGAATCATAGCAGACTGACAAAAGAACGATACATTAGGAAGCGTATCAATATTAAACTGAAAACCATTTGGCCTCAGATAATTTAAAGTATCCGGTGTATCTAAAGTTCTTCTTGACATATCTTTCTCCGTCTATTATTTATAACGAAAAAGGGGAGAGCATTTCTGCTCCCCCCAGTTTTTTGCAACCCTTCCTCTAATGGGAAGGTATCGATTACATAAGGTTAGTAACCTTAACGCGACGATAGTATTGGTTACGGTTGGCAGTGAATGTATCACCGTCAGTTGTGCCGTTCGACTGTGTTACGTATGGGTTAGCAATCATGCCGTAACGTGTCTTGAAGCCAATCTTTGGCTGGAAGCTGTTAGGGTCGATAGCACGAACCATTTGTAGTGGAACGTATGGGCAGTAGAAGAGACCAGCATCATATGCTGTAGCGCCCTTATAACCAACAACATAGAACTGGCTAGCAGCGCCTGTGTTAGCTGAGTAAGGGTCAACATAAACCTTCTTACCGCTGATTGTACCAACAAATGTGTTGCCAGTATCATCAACGTCAAGCGAAGGAGCACCCTGTAGAGCGCGGCCTGTGTCAAGAACACCTGCCATTGCAAGAGCAGCGGCAACGTCTGACGAACAGATGATGAAGTTACCCTTACCACGACGGGTATCTTGTGCGATTACGTTAGCGTCACGTTCAATGTTGAACAGAAGACCCTTGAAACGCTCAACGCTCCAACGACCGTTTGAGTCAACGTCAAGATCGAAAGTACCAGCTGTTGCTGTTGAAGCAGCGCCTGTCTTAGCAACCTTGTAGATTGTGCGAACAACTTCACGGTTGATTTCGTTCAAAATTTCTTGCGAAAGAATGTTCGAAAGTTCTGATTCAGCATCAAGACCGTGAATAGCCTTAAGATCCTGTGCCAGTTCAACTGTGTATTCTGCTTTAAGAGCGCGTGTCTTAGCAGTAACAGTTGTCTTTTCGATGCTGAATGCCATTTCACCGAAAGTGCCGTCACCTTCTCCGCCTTCGCCGAGACGTTCTGCATCAGCAGTAGCCAAGCCAGTACCCGTGGTGTAGCTACCGTCAACTGGGTTCGAGCCAGCGTGAGTACCTGTACCAGAGAAGTCTGTATCGGCTTCGTTGAAGAGAGCTTCTGTGCCAGATTGTGAGGTGTAGTTTGACTTCATTGCGAAGATCAAGCCGGTTGGGCCAGTCATTGGCTGAACGCCAGCAACGTCATATGCCATTAGGTTAGGAAGAGCGCGGCGAACGAGCGAGATGAGAATTGGATCATAACGGTCGATAGCTGAAGCACCTGAACCAGCAATGTTATTTGTTGCGGCATCTTCGAAAAGTGCAGATTTTTCTTCGCGTAGGGCCTTTTCTTGGTTTTCAAGAACGACGGCTGTAACTGCGCGACGGTAGTTGTCCTTAATCGCGCCGAGGCCGCCGTGATTTAGAACAGGTTCCCACTTCTTTTGTAGTTGTTCTGAAAGAAACATGTAGTTTTCTCCTTGTGTGTCAATATCTTTTATTTATAAAAAAATTAGTTTTGAGCAGCAATCTTATCCAGTGCTTGGACATACTTACTGACTGTCGATTCGTCTAAGACTTCCACGCCTTCATCTTCTAGTTTGTCTTCCACAATAGTAGTTGACTTAGAAGAAGGGAAATAATTTTCCTTGATGACGTTTAGCTTTTCTTCAAAGATGTCTGCGTTCTCGAATTCTACATCAGCTACCAACGACTTAAACTTTTCAGCATCAGTCTTTGCAAGGTCCTCAGAAACAACGGCGAAAACGCCATGCTTCAAAAGAGCTACATTGTTATTGTGCAGTTCTACATTTGCAGAAATTTGTTCGTCCAACTTAGCAGATACTTCTTCTAGTTGGGCTTGCATTTCACCAAGCACATCATATTTCTCTTCGGGAACATCAATATAATGTTCTGCGAACAGGTTCTTCATGCTGTTGATGAATGATTCCGCGATGTCTGTGCGAAGACCATTTTCAACAGCAAGTGCGTTGTCTTCAACCCACTTTTCAATTACATAACCAAGATAAGAATCGACCTTCTCGGTCAAGTCGGCCTTGAACTCTTCCATCAATTCAGCCGCTTCGGAGATTAGACTTTCTTCGATTTGCTGAACTTGATTGGATACACGGGCAGTTACCATTGCTTCAAAGAGCGACGATGCTTTGCCACGGAATTCTTCTGATAGGTCTTCGTTACCATCAAAGAGAGTAGCGAGATCAGTAGTGAAATCTTCTTCGATCATTTCGCCATCTTCCTCTGTTTCTTCTTGATGAACATTACCCTTTGACGATGCCATGTTTACAACCGAAGTTGGGTCACTATGGGTCGTGAAGTTAGGTGCTGCACCAGCGCCGCTCTGAGAAATTGTAGCCTGATTGCTGGAAACTGGAGCAGCTTCCTTAGCACCTGGATTATCAGTTTCTTCATCACGCTCACTGGAAATAGTAGCATCTTGTGAATCGCCTTGGCGAGGTTGAGTTTGATCGCCTGCAACCTTAGCTGGGATGGATGTATCCTTACCACCGGCAGCGCCTAGTTTGCCAGCAGCAGGTGCGTCTTCGGAAGAACCCTGCTTAGGGTTAGTTGCATCACCTGCAACCTTCTCATCTAGAACTTCCTCGGATAGTTGCTTCTTAGTTAGCAACTCTCTGATTTTGTTTTCTACACTCATTTGCGTCTCCTAAATGGATTTTTATATTCTATTTATAAAAATATTACTTTGAAGAAAGATGGCGCAAGAAACGTTCAAAGACTTGAATCTTTGCTTCTTCGAGTTGTTTCTTACTTGCTTTCTTAATATACTTCTTGGACATATCGCAATGCTGTTCGGTCCAAACACCATTCACAACTACCCATTCTTTATTTTCCATGATACCACGAACAAAGGCATCTGGTGCTGAAGGGTCAGCTACGATATCAGCCGCTGTTGCTAGATGAAAATCATCCTGCACAACTTGAACGCCGTCTCTGTTTTCCTTCAAAGTACCGAGGCCTCTTGACGAAACGCCAAGTTGACCGCCAGACTCAATTAGACCACGAGCGATATTGCCCATTGGTGTTTCTGTTAGTTTCGCTTTACCAATCCAGTTATCGCCATCTTGGCGAAGTTCTGTAATGATATGCGATACTCTATCTAGATTGATTGATGGACCATCTGGATGTCCCAATTCACCAAAGGCTCTATTGTTCTCAACTGCTTCCTTCATGTAACGGTTGATTTCTTTACCCATGATGTCTCCTGGGTACATACGGCCGTTACGATTTTTAATGTTGGACTGCAGGAAAACACCCTCGATATAGAGAGTCTTCTTACCTTCTTTTTCTTCCGTGATATAACGAACTTGTTCGTTGACTTCGGTAATAAGTTTCATTAGCCTAGGTCTCCTTGATCTTGATGTTGCTGTGGACCATAACCGGAAACCTTGGCAAGTTCTAGAACTACTGCACCCGTACCAGAAGAAAAGTCAACTACAATATCTGAGCCATTTTCTTCGTTGTCAGACCAGCCCATAAACTCCATCTTTCCTGAGCCAGAAAGATAATACAGAACTACACTATTTCTAGTGATAGTAGCTGTAGAACCCACTGACAATGCCCAGTGAAGTGTGCGAATGTTTGCTTTAGGTGAAGACTGTGTTTCAGATGTCTTCTTTAGGTCGGTAGCAAGGGCAATAGTGGCAGACCCAGTCCCGCGCACTTTGACCACGCCATGAACTTGTGTTAGTTTTAGAATTGCTTTAGTCGCCATTTACTATTCCCTTTACTTATTTCTTCTTACCGCGAAGAAGTTTAAAATCGTGTCCGTCAACTTTACCATTCTTATTGGCGTCAATCTTATGCTGGTCGCCCTTTAGTTCTTCGTCAGTCTGTTCGACTTCTTCGTTGGCTTTCTTAGCCCTCTCAATTGTTTTGAGCGCCCGCATAGAACCCATCATGTCTTTGTTCATCTTGGCAAAAGACTGTGGTTTCTTTAACGAGCTGGATTTACCATCTGCACTAGTATTATAATCTCTTTCGTGCTTTCCTTTTAGGTAACGATTCGCCATATCAGAAGAGATTTCATCGATTGTTTCGACTTCTTCTTTAACGCCGCGCTCATCTTTAACAACGGTAGCATTAGAACCGCCACGCATATTAGAGGCGCTTGCCCGCTTGTCAGCCGATTCTTTATCTTGATGATAACTGATTGATTGACCATTACGCATTACATGATAACCTTCGTCGGTCTGTTCAATTTCTTCGTTGGACAACTTAGCTGCAATCGCCATCTGACGGCGCTTCTCGTCGCTCTTACTCTTGAATTGAGGAGCATCGGAGTCCTTGAAGTCCTTGATAACATCACCCATCTTGGCTTTTGCCATGTT